ATAAGGGTTCTATAGAACTTGAAAATGGATGTATCGTTGAGGCGTCCAGTACTTCTGGTGACGCTGTTCGTGGTGACTCTTTATCACTACTGTTCATTGATGAGGCCGCTTTCATTGAAAAGAACTTGTGGTCAGAATTCTACACATCTGTATATCCTACAATTTCTTCTGGTACAACAACAAAGATAGTAATGGTATCTACAGCAAATGGTATGAACCACTATTACAAATTGTGGGATGATGCTGTTTCAGGAAAGTCCAAGTACAGTCCATTTGAAGTTGATTGGACGATGGTACCAGGCCGTGACGAAGAATTCAGATTAGAAACAATCGCGAATACTAGTCCGGAACAGTTCTCACAAGAACATGAGAATTCATTCTTAGGTAATACAAATACCCTAATATCATCTGTATCATTATCAAATATGCCAATAGGAGAACATGTTGGAGAAGATATACACGGTACACTTATATACGATAAAGCAGAACCAGGAAGAAAATACTTTGTATCTGTTGATGTAGGACAAGGTGTTAATCTTGATTACAGTATCATATCTGTTATTGATATTACAGAGTATCCGTTCAAACAGGTCGCAATGTATAGGAATAATTCAATATCACCGTTGTTCTTACCGAACATAATCGCGGAGGTTGCTACTAAATATAACGAAGCTTATGTGTTAGTAGAAAACAATGATATCGGAACATCTGTTGTTAACGACCTTAACTTTACATTAGAATACCCTAACATCATAAGCATAAAGACCGGTTCAGAAGGAAAATATAAACTTGGCATGAGAACTACCAAGAGAACAAAATCCTTCGGATGTTCAAATCTGAAAGAGTTGATAGAAAACGAAAAACTTGTAATAAAGAATTTTCATACAATTAACGAATTTAGTACATTTGTAAAAACAAAGAAATCATACGAGGCAGAGGCCGGATATAACGATGATATTGTTATGTCATTTGTTAATTTTGCTTTCTTCACAACAACCGAGTTGTTCAAGGACATATATAACAGTGATGTTAGACAGATGCTGTTAGATAAGAGATTATCAGACCTAGAGAACTCAATGATGCCTGACCTTGTCATTGATGACGGTATTCATGATAGCCAGGACGACAATGACGGATGGACTATTGTTAGCCAACATGGTCTGTAAATATAAATACAAGTTTTAATAAATATATCTGTAAAGATTAATAATCAAGAATTTTAGGAGAAATATATGGGATTCAGTTTAAGCCCTTCTATCGATGTACAAGAGATAGACCTAACAACATCTGTACCTGCTGTTGCAACCTCTATCGGTGGCATTGTTGGGGACTTTGAGTGGGGTCCTGTTGACGAAAGACGTATTATCGCATCAGAAGATCAACTAGTAAAAGTGTTCGGATTGCCGAACAACACAAACGCGAAAGATTGGTGGTCAGCTGCTAACTTCCTTGCGTACTCTGGTAACCTTAACGTTATTCGTTCTATTGATGCTGCTGCTATGAACGCATGTGCAAAATGGAACGCTGATGAGACAGTACCAACTACACCACAACAAATAAAGAATCAAGACGCTTTTGAAGCTGCAACAATCACTGATGCTGCTGTTATCGCAAAGTATCCTGGTGTTTACGGAAACAAAGTTACCGTTTCAATGATTGGTTTCGATGAAATTGCATACGAAGAGACTGCTGGTGATGTGTGGGACAATTGGAATTACAACAGTAGTTTCGAATATGCTCCTGATACAGCGGGTGATATTTGGATTGTTGTAATGTATGATGGTGTTATCGTTGAAAAATACACAGTTAGTTCAAACGTTGATGCGCTTGACTATCTAGGAAACACTAACTATATTGAAACAGTAGTAAATCGTAAATCTGAATATATTTGGATTGATGCTTCTAATCTATTAGTTGATGCCCTTGCTGCAGACCTAACAACCGCTACGCCAGACTTAGTTCCGGATTTGTGGTATCTTGGTGACGTATTAAATGTTTTGATTGATGGATATATCAATACAGCTGTTGCTCATAACGGACACAACTTTGTACTTACACAAGGTTTAGATGACGCTCCTGATGACGCTGCATTGCAACTGTCTTGGGACATTATGGCAAACCCAGAAGAATTTGATGTTAATCTTCTTATTACTGGTGCTGCTTCTGTAGCTGTTGCTCAATATGTAGTACAGAATGTTGCTGAAGTTCGTAAAGATTGTGTTGCTTTCTTCTCTCCACAAGAAACAAACGTTGTTTCTGATGGTACTCCTGCGGTATCTATTGTTGGTGCTAAACCTGCGATTGCTACTACATACGGCGTTATGGACGGTAACTACAAGTATCAGTTTGACAAATACAATGATGTATATCGTTGGTTGCCACTGAACGGCGACATCGCTGGTCTATGTGCGCGAGTTGATGACACAAATGACCCATGGTGGTCACCTGCTGGTTACAACCGTGGTCAAATCAAGAATGTTCAGAAGTTGGCTTTCCAACCTACTAAAGCACAAAGAGATGAACTATACAAGAACGGTATCAACAGTGTAATGACTACTAAAGGTGATGGTACTCTTCTTTATGGAGATAAGACATTCACAATTAAACCTAGTGCATTTGGTTATATCAATGTTCGTAGATTGTTCATTGTTATGGAAAAGGCGATTGCGACTGCTTCTAAGTACTCACTATTCGAATTCAATGATGCCTTCACACGTAATCGTTTCTACAATATGGTAGAACCTTTCCTACGTGACATCAAAGGTCGTAGAGGTGTATACGAATATGCCGTTGTTGTTGATGAACGTGTTAATACTCCAGAAGTTATTGACCGCGGTGAATTCCGTTGTGACATCTATATCAAACCTTCTCGTTCTATCCAGAACATTAGTTTGAGTTTCATTGCCACTAAGACTGGTGTTGATTTCGATGAAATTATTAACGCTTAATTAGAGGATTATAAAAATGAATGTAACAGATTTCAAAAGTAAATTCGCTTCTCTAGCGCGTCCTAACAGATTCAAAGTTTCCGGCTTCACCGCCGGAGGTCTTGGTGAAGACTTGTCGTTCATGTGTAAAGCTGCTAACTTACCAGCAGTTACTACAGGTGTTGTAGAAGTTCCATATAACGGTCGTGTTATTAAAGTTGCTGGCGACAGAACATATGAAGAATGGACAGTAACAATTATGGTTAACAAAGATTTTGTTACCCGTAAGGCATTTGAAGATTGGGCTAATAAAATCAACGACCCAGAAACAAATGTTGGTGCTGGAAGTCATGCCGATTATAAGGCAGACGGTATGGTTGAACAACTTGACGCAACCGGACAAGTTCTCGCAGCATACAATATTGTTGGCGCATGGCCATCACTTGTTTCAGAAGTTGAACTTTCTTGGGATTCAAACGATACCGTGTCTGAATTCACAGTGACCTTCTCATATGATTACTGGACTCGTTCAGCATAATAAGAATCACTTTCAAGTGACCCAAAAAAAGGGACTTCGGTCCCTTTTTTATTGTTTGATAAATAAAGGACAATGATAATATCAGGAAATCATAATGGCACAAGTTAAATTATTCGGCTTAGAGTTCAATTTAAAGAAGTCTGAACAGATAAAACAAGAGAAGTCAGACGATAAGAATACAAAGTCATTTGTTGAAAAACAAGATAATGACGGCGCTATTGTATTAGAGGATGGAATTAATAATTCATTCTTATATAGTTTTGATGAAACCTTCGCGTCAGAAAAACAACAAATTGAGAAATATCGTATGATGGCTCTTGATGTGGACGTTGATTGGGCCGTTGATGATATTGTAAATGAATCTTTCACATTTGATAGTGCTGAGAAGGTTGTAGAGGTAGACCTTACAAACACCGAACTCACAGAAAATATCAAAACAAAAATTACAGACGAATTTGACCATGTATTAAATCTCCTTGATTTCAATAATAAAGGTGATGAGATTTTCAGACGTTGGTTTGTTGACGGACGTATCTTTACACACAAACTAGTCAATACAAAGAAGCCGGCAGAAGGTATTAAACAGCTAAGATTTGTCGACCCAGTTAATATTAAGAAGGTTGTTGAACAAAACTTTGTTGAGGAAGAAGGTGTACGGGTATATAAGGAACCTACAATTTATTATGTGTATAAAAAACATAGTGAAAATGTAATAGGTGATACTATTCAAACCACAATGATTAAGGTACCTGAAAAGGCCATAACATATGTACACTCTGGTATCAAAGACCCAAAATCTGGTAGCGTTCTATCATACCTACACAGAGCAATCAAACCACTTAATCAACTCAACATGCTTGAAGATGCGACCGCTATCTATAAGATTGCACGTGCTCCCAGTCGTAGAGTGTTCTATGTAGATATTGGTAACCTTCCAAAGTCACAAGCCGAGCAGTATATGCGCGGTATCATGAACAACTACAAGAACAAGATGGTTTATGATTCATCAACAGGCGAGATGAAAGAACAAAGAAATCATATGTCTATGTTGGAAGACATTTGGTTGCCACGTAGAGAAGGTAGTCGTGGTACAGAGGTATCTACACTTGATGGTGCTAGTGGTTTCTCTGAGATGGATGAAGTAATATACTTCAAGAACAAACTATTCAGAGCTCTACAAATTCCTAAATCACGTATCGAAGAAGGCGCACAATTCAATGTTGGTCGTTCTAGTGAGATTTCCCGTGATGAGGTTAAGTTCAACAAATATGTAGGCAAACTACGTAAGAAGTTCTCTGAGTTGCTTAGAGATATTTTGAAGACACAACTATTACTCAAAAAGGTTATCACCTATGATGACTGGCACGAAATTAAGAATAGTATAAACTTCGACTTCAATACAGATTCATACTTTGCCGAACTTAAAGAGACCGAGATACTAACCAGTAGATTAGAAGTACTTGCAGAGATAGATCAGTACGTAGGAAAGTATTACAGTCTGCTTGATGTTAAGAGGGATGTATTGAAACAATCTGACGAACAAATAAAAGAAACCCAAGATCAGATAAATAAAGAAGAAGAAGAAGGTTTAATTGGCGACGGTGATGACGAAGATGGTGAAGATGAAGACACCGAAGATAAAGAAGCAGCACCAATGCCAGTACAGATTGTTGACCCAGACGAACAAACAAAAGAAAAAGATGATAAAGAGGATTCATAATGGAAAGTAAGTATAGTTTCGATTCAGCGTCAAAATTCAAAGATATTGTTAACGCTAGATTGAGTAAAATAGCCCACAACAAGATTGGTGATTTTAAGAAATTGCTATCGAAAACAATTTTTACAGGTAAAAAAGATGATAAAGAAGTTAATTCAAGCGATAGTGAATAAGAATCATACTCAAATTAAGGAATGTGTTAATTCAATCCTTATGGAGAAGATTTCAAAAGCATTAAACGAAAAAGCAAAACAAATTCTTGTTCGTGGTGGCAAGCGTGTACGTAAATTCCAAAGAGTTAAAGGAAAACATGTAGACGCAAAAACTGGTGTTGAGAAAAGAATTACCGGTGCTCAAGCGATGAAATTCAAAAAAGCTGGTATCAAGGCTGCTCGTAAAGGTAAAGGTAAACGTTCTATAGCGAAAGTTAAGAGAAAACGTTCAATGGCTAAGAAGTTTTAAAGGAAATGAATAACATGAGACTTATATCAGAAGAGTTAAGAGAAGGTCTAAAGGTAGACTCTGTACTTAACGAAGAAACAGGCAAGAAAGAACTATACATTAAAGGTATCTTTCTTCAACAAGAACAAAAGAATCGTAACGGGCGTGTATATCCTGCTGCGGTAATGGAAGGCGCAGTTAAGTCTTACATTGATGAATACGTTACAACAAAACGCGCAATTGGTGAACTAAATCATCCTACGTCACCAGTTGTTAACCCTGCAAACGCTTCACACCTTATCACAAACATTGTACAAGAAGGTAACAACTATATTGGTACCGCAAAGATTCTTGATACTCCTATGGGACAGATTGTTCGTGGTCTTGTAGAAGGTGGCGTCCAACTTGGTGTTTCATCAAGAGGTGTTGGTTCTCTTAAAGAAGAGAATGGCGTAAACGTTGTACAGAACGACTTCAAAATGTTCACTGTGGACGTAGTTGGTGACCCTAGTGCTACAGATGCATGGGTTAACGGTATCTACGAAAGTGCAGAGTGGGTATGGGATAACGGCGCTTTAGTCGAACACGAAGTCCAACAAATTGTTGATATTATGGAACAAAGTCCAGTCGATAATACAGAGGCCCAAATTAAGGCCTTCTCTACTTTTATGAGCTTAATCAAAGCAAAATAAAAATAGAGATTTTTAATTTAATAAATAATACTAAGTAATCAGTTACTTACGATTTTAACATGTTAGGAGTAATCTAAAAAATGACGATGTACAAATGCCCTGACTGCGATAGTTCTACTATGGAACTCAAAGAGGACGTTCACGTTTGTCCTGAGTGCCAAAAGTCATTAACTCTTGACGAAGCCGTTGAGTTGTTTGACAAAGGCGAACTTATTGCAATCTCAGAAGAGCTAGATACAAAAGAAGAAATCAAAGATGTTGACCTTAAAGTCAATATCGCTGAAGATTTCAAATCTCTTGTAGATGGCGAAGAACTCTCAGAAGAGTTCCAAAAGAAAGCTGCGACAATCTTTGAATCTGTTGTTAACCAAAAGGTTGCAGAGATCAATGGTGTCTTTGAACAGAAACTTGAGAAAGCGCAAGCTGAATCAGAAAAAACCCTTGAAGAAGCAAAAGTAGAATATCAATCAGAACTTGAAACTAAAGTTGATGATTATCTTGACTACGTTGTAACTGAGTGGATGGAAGCAAACGAACTCGCTATCGAGAACGGTGCTAGAACAGAAATTACAGAAGGTTTCATTGATGGTATGAAGGCTCTCTTTGCAGAAGCTTACATTGATGTACCAGAAGATCGTTTTGATGTTGTTGGCGACCTTGCAGAAAAAGTTGAGTCTCTTGAAAAAGAACTTGATAGCAAGATTGACGAAAGCATTGCAGCGAAGAAGAAATTGGAAGAGTCGTATTCAGTAATGGTCTTTAGCGAGATTGTTGAAGGTATGGCAGACACCGAAGTTGAGAAGTTTAAGGAGATTGCTGAAAGTGTCGCATTTGACGACATCGAAAGTTATCAAGAGAAGCTGACGACTCTAAAGGAAAACTTTTTCAAGAAAGAAATCACAGAAGATGTGGAAATCCTTGAAGAAGTCATTGTCGAGGATGACAAAATTGATGACGTTGACGATAAGAAAGACACAAGTACTTCTTACGAAGACGCAATCAGAGCGGCTCTCGCTAAATAACTTTTATTTTAAAATAGCATAGGAAAATATAAAAATGCAAAACACAATCTTAACAGAAGATGTGAAGAAGTCATGGGAGCCAATCCTTAACGAATCTTCACTACCTGAAATCAAAGACGCAACGGTTCGTAATACTGTTATGCGCCTTCTTGAAAACACAAAAGCGGAACTTAACGAAGCTGCAACTACTATTGCTGCTGACGGTACTTCTACAAACGGTGCTGCTGACAACTATGACCCAGTTCTTATCAAACTGATTCGTAGAACTATGCCTTCTATCATTGCACATGATATTATCGGCGTACAACCAATGTCAGGTCCTACTGGTCTTGTCTTCTCTATGGCGGCTGAGTATGTAGATGGCGGTGCTGAGGCATTCGGCGTTGACGCTCCTGTTGACCAAGGTAAGAACACTACCACCGAAGCTGAATTGCTTGGTGCAGATACAGAAATCACTGCTGCAAACAACGATGGTTCTGGTACTGCTGCACTTCCAGTAACACAAGTATCTCCTTGGAAAGAAATGACCTTCAGCATCGAGAAAGCGCCAGTAGACGTTCAAACTCGCGCACTGAAAGGTACTTACACCCAAGAGCTTGCACAAGACCTTAAAGCAATTCATGGTATTGATGCAGAAACAGAACTTGCTAACATCCTTGCTGGCGAACTTACTGCTGAAATCAATCGTGAGATGATTGCTCTTATCGATAACCAAGCGATTATCACTCCTGTTACTGACTGGCGTGGTGGTGGAGCTGGTACTGCTCCTTTAGGTACTGAACTTATGACTGTTGGTGAATTCGACCTTGAAGCAGATACAGACGCTATCGGCGAGATTGACCAAATCAAGGCACTTATGTTGTTCTTGAACAATCAGTCTGCACGTATCGCTCGTGGTACTCGTAGAGGAATGGCGAACTGGATTATCACTTCTCCTTCTATCGCTGGTGCTCTTGAGACTGCTGGTAAAGTAGACGCGATTGCTAACTTCGGCGCAGTTTCAACTCCTGCTGATGTTGGTGTTACATATGCTGGTATCCTTAATGGCCGTTACAAGCTGTTCATCGACCCATATATGGCAACAGATATCGTTTACATGGGTTACAAAGGTGCTTCTGCATATGATGCTGGTGCATACTACAGTCCATATGTTCCAATGAGTCTTATGAAGGCAGTTGGTGAGAACGACTTCCAACCTCGTATCGGATTCAAAACCCGTTATGGTCTTGCTGTTAACCCAATGGCAGTTGCGAAAGGTTCTCGTAACAACATCAGCATCTCTGATGCTACTAGTGCAGGTAATGTTGGCTATCACGCTAACCCTTACTTCCGTAAGTTCACCGTTCTAGGATTGTAAACCATCCGAAATTAGAATTTATTCTAAGATTAAAAGGAACCTTCGGGTTCCTTTTTTTTCGCCTATCGTTTTATATATTCTCTATGAGACTTGATAATATTTTTTATTCCAAAT